ACTATTTCGCCAGCTTCTTTGCCTGCGTAGTTAGAAGTAACTGTTACTGTAGTTGCCATATCTAATTTTTGTGTTTGTTAATTGTGTTTAAAATTCTTTCTTTTGGTGTCATTTTTGAAAAGTCAACCTGTGTAGGTGTACCTTGAATCGGCTTGCTCGCTGGTTGTTTCGACAATTCAGCAACTTGATTTTCCAAGTCTGAAATTTTTGTTTCCTGTGCAGTATATTTAATCAAAATTGATTTGATTGCGCTTTCGATTTCGCTTGCAATTTTAGCATCGTTTGAAACTTTGCCGTCTCCTTCTGGAGCTGCTGCATCAACAGGCGCGGCTTCTTCTTCAGTTGCTGCTGGTTTAATTTCTCCAACGATTCCTTCTTCGGTTACTACTAAAACTGCACCATCTTCCAAAGGATGCTCTCCAACTGGAACAGGTACTTTTGTACCATCGTCAGCAGTTACCCAAATGGCATCACCGACTTTCATTTCTTCGCCTTCAAATTCAATTTTTACACTTCCATCTGCAAGCATCATTGAGCCAAGTTTTACCTCGTTTTGCTTTGGAGTAAGTGCTAAAAGAATTCTTTCTAATAGATTAATTTCTTTACTCATTTTTATTTCTGTTAAATTTAATACTTCCCCATTTTTTACTTCAATTTCAATATTTGTCATTAACTCATACCTTCCATCTGGTAAATTTTTTCCGTCCAATGTTTGAACGTTACAACCTTTTGTTATCATTGAATCTTTAAACCAAATATCTAAACCGTTTGTAGTTTTGTTTTTAGACAATTTCACTTCTTCAAGTGACAACATTGCATCGATTGAAAAGCCTTGCACTTTTCCTGTCTTTACATAATCATTCCAAATCTCGTCACTGTCAACTTTCATAACTGCAACCCAACTACCTTTTGGATAACTAAAACCAAAGTTATTACTTTTGTCGTTGGTTGGATTTTCAACTATCCAGCTTTCTGTAAATGTAACGCCTTGAATGTTTTGTTTTACATCGTGCTCAATAGTTGAATTACTGTGTGAATTGTTTTTAAAGAAACCATAAGACAAATCTTTTATAGTCCCTTCATTGAAAACTATATTGAACTCTTCCCCGTTTTGATTTCTGTAAATCGGTTTGTTGGGCTCCAATACCAATCCCATCAAAATACGTTGCTCTTTGTCGATTTCCTTCAACTGCAAAACCTCGTCTTTCGACAATGCAATAAACAAACCCTCCATTGCTGGATTCTCAACTAAAGAAATTCCGTAAACTCCTTTGTTTTTTAACGGGTCATATTTTGCTTCGTAGGTTTTCATTAAAACTCGTTTACTTTATCAATTGCCTCATTAGCCATATTCCATGCTTTATTGGCTTCATTGTAACCCGGTATAGAAGTCGGATTTACTCCTAGTTCTTTTGCTTTGGCTTCGGCTGTATTTATCAATTTCATTTGATTTGCAACAGTTCCTTTTGCTTTGCTTGCCTCGGCTTGCATTGCTTTATAAGCTGTATCATAATTAGAAATCGATTTGTTTATACCAGAAGTTGCCCCGTCTAAAGTTGATACTGCTGATTTTAAATCGTCCGAAATTGCAAGTTCTACTTTTGTTTCTTTTACTTTACTTAACGCTAAGCGTATGGATTCTCTGCTCATAATGGATTGTTATTTATAATTAAACTAAATAGTTGATGTATTGTTACAAACTTGCACTCTTAATAATATTCCTGTCCAATTCCTGCCCTGTTGAAACATTTTTAGAAACTACAAAAGCCTCAATAGGTTGCTGTGTGTTGATTGATTGAGCAACCTGATTACTTCCAGTACCTTGCACTAAATTGAATGATGGTGCGCTAGGTGCTGAACTACTGCCACCGCCTGCCGAATTGCTACCGGCTTTTTCTCCTTTGGCTATCTTGGATATTTGCAAAGCACTAAATGCTCCAGCAAGTCCAGCTTGTATAAATGGATATGCGGGGAAAAATGTAGTAACAGGTGAAGCACTTGCTGTAGTAAATGCGTTTTGAACCCCTTGAACTCCTGATATAGTCGCTTGTGTTATTGCTATTGCTTTTGCTACTTTCGAACCCTGTCCCGCTATTTCAGAAATCAACGATAGTGTTTGCATTGCAATATCTACCTTTGCATTTTTTACCTCATTGTCTAAAAATATTTTATCGTCACTAGCTTTTTTCTCTGCGTCATACTCTCCTTGAATACGTGCTATAGTGTTAGTTCCTGCCTCAATTTCTTTTTCCTCTCGCTTTTCTATTTCCGCATTTCTAAACTCTGTAATATCAGAAGTGGCTTGTTTCGCTTGTTGGTCAATATCAAATGATTTTTGAGCATCAGATTTTATTTTTTCATCAAGTGCTTTCTTTGCGTCTTCGTCCGCTTTTATTCTTGCCTGTTTCGCTTTTTCTGCCGCTGCCTTATTGGCTTCATCAAGTTTATCCTGTGCTTCTTTTGCTTTTTTATTTCTTTCATCAAGCCTATCCTGTTCCGCTTTATCTATTTCACGGTTGGCAGTTTCTCTAAGAATTTTTAGCCTTTCAAGTTTTTGTTTTTCGCTTAATGTTTCATCTTCATTAATATCTTTTACGTGCTGTGCATACTTATTATTAGCTTCTATCTTACGCTTTGTATATTGGTCATAAGTATCTCCATAAGCATCTAAAGCGAATTTATTTTTTGCTAAAGTGTTTTCGGCTTGTGCCCCTAATTTATCCAATTCTCTGGAAGCGTCCGATGTAGCCCCGACAAAATCCGTAACTGTTTGTACTAAAGATGAAAATATATCCCCCACAATTGAAAGTCCTGGAATAAAAGCCATAACAGCTTTTTTTACTTTATCAAAATTAGCAATCAATAAACCTATTGCAATAACTACTGCTCCAATTCCAGTTAATGCCAACGCTATCCTAAACGCTTTCATTGCACCTGTTGAAGTTCCTACAACTGTAGTTTGTATTGCCGTCATTATAGACGCTGCCTTTTGGCTTTTTGTAAACAGCCAAGAGGCCTCTACTGCGTCCTTAACAGTCATTGCAAGTCCGCCTGTGGCATCATTAAGTAATCCCATTGCGCCACCATTATCTAAAACAGATTGAGAACTTGCTCCCATTGAATTGACGACGTCTTTATTCGTGTCGGCAAGATTTTCTAAAGACGCATCAAGTTTATTGACTTGTTTTTGAACTTGATCTAAACCCGTTTCTTTTACTACAATGTTTACTTCTTTTGTAATAGCCATCTTTTTATTTTTCTAAAATAATTATCAATTTCATTTTGTCCTTTTGCAATCTCAGTAAATTTACCAGATCCATAAAATGGATTTGATTGCAATAATTTTATTATATCAGCTATCATATTAAGCGTATTGAGTTACTAAAATTTCTACTACTTCCAAAGTTTCTGTGTTGGTTATAGTCGTGTTTGTTGTTCTGTCCAATCCTGTTGCGTTCTCTAAAAATGAATAGTAAACATTATTACCCTCATAAGTCAAAGACAACCAAGCAACACCATCAACATCAAACAAAGGATTTCCTAAATTGTTAACGTAAACAGATTGCGTTTGTGCTGTATTATCTGCAAATAAAACGGTTGTGGTTGTTGTCATTGCACCTAATACCAAATCAAATGAGTTTATTAAATTAAATAATACTTCTCTGGTTAATAAATTCAAATTATAATTATCTATTCGATAGTAATTATTTTTTATTTCTAAAACATCATTCAATTCCAATTTTAACAATATCCTTAATGGTAAAATAGCCTTATAAGAAAACGACCTACGCTTAATATTGAATATTGACTCGATATAATTCCTATAATAATTCAAGTATAATGTTTTTTCACTTGCTACGTTGTTCCATTCGTTATTTTCTATACCAAAATTCAAATTATAATCTGGCAAAACAAAGTCTACTGAGTGTGAAGGTGTGTTTATGTTTCCGTTTAATTGCGTTTTAACTCCTAAATCATCTATAAATCCAATTGTTTTACTTCCTATTGCTGTATTGATATTATAAAATATATGTACATCAGGACTGACAGGCTCTATTTTATCATTAAATATTCCCCCATACATAATATTTGTCTGTGCATTTCCGTTTAAATCAATTAATCTTTCATAAATAATCTGTTCGAAAGGCACCTCAATACCTAAACTATCACCTTCTAATGGTGTACCGCTTGGAGTTCCATCGTCTGTTAACAGTGTCGCCTCGTCTCCATAGCCTTGCCCAGTGTTAATCTTGAATTGTGTATTTAATAATGTCTTTGGCTCTTTAAATGAGAAGTTAATTCCATTCAATAAGTTTCCGCGTGACACTTCTAAACTATCTGTTTTAACATATTTTGAAATATTATACACGCCTCCTTGCGCGTAGTAATTGTTAAACGTATCAATATAAATATTATCGTAATCGTCTGCAATAACAACCAATTTAAACATCTTGAATAATCCATTTAAAAAGTCAATTAGTTTAAGTTTAGGAAAGTTCATTGATAAATTAAACTGCCCTGAAACAGTTTGCTCTGGAAACGATGCCACGCCATTATAAGACTCATAATAAAATTCAATAGTTAGTCGTGAAGTGAATTTAAACTCGTCGTTGGCCGTTACGTACCAACTATGTTTGGCCGGACTGTTTCTATCAATTGCATAAAAAGTTTCAGTAGTACCGGTTAAATCTGAATAAGCCCCCCAAGGATTACCGTCCAACTTTCTTTCAATCTTATAAGGCACTGTTTCATATCCTGCACTTGGTACAATTTGCATTAATCCATAAATCCTTTTTCCCCCTGCTATAAAAGTATCTTCCACTAAATCCAAAGTGCCACCATTACTGCCAATAGACCCAATGTTTGTAAAATCAATTCTTACCTCGTTGCTATTGGCTAATGATGTTGAATTGTTTGCCCATAAATAAAGCTTTTGAAATTGTGCCGTTCCAAAAAAATCACGTGAAAAAGTAATATTAAAATCGGTTTCAATCGCTTCAATTATTTTTATTAATTGGATTGACGGCTTTAATAAATCCCAATTTACACCAGTGTTTGCACCACCAGTATAGGCTATGTTTGCGAGCGTTGCTGTGTTTATGTTTTCGCTTCCAGAACGATAATACAATTGTTTTTTAACGAATAAATTATAGACTATTGCTCCGCTAAACAAAGAAGACGTTAAGCCTGTCTTTACATTTGCTGGACTATAATTGTGATTATACGCTGAAAGGTTAAGGTCTTTTAATTCATAGTTTTTCAATTTATCTTTTAACGAAACTAAATTTCCAACAAAATTAATAGTATATGAACTTGGTCTGCCTTGTTTAACACTTACCTTGTTTAAACTCCATTTACCAACTTTAAAAGGAAACCCATATAACTCAATTCTTCCAGCGTGTTTTATCCTTGCATCAAAAGCATTGTCGATGTTGGCATTATAATAATGTTTGAAAATTATATTGTTGTTGTGAGTTGCTGGGACAGTGAAAGACTTTGAGTAGTCTGTCATGTTCTTCGTAATGTCGTTAATGTTAGCAACACTTGAAGACAGCTCTACAGATTCATCTTTAAATAAATCTAATTTATCATTACCGATATATAAGCTTGCAAACATTATTGATTGTTTATTTCATTAAAAGCATATTCAAACTCCACTTCATAATTAATTAATCGGTCTTTCATTCGTGTTTTATATTCCAAAGATTTAGATCCAATTTTCAAGGGGGTGTAATTTGTACCGTCAAATTGCCAAACACGTTCACTTAAAAATAATTGCTTCATAGTTTCATTCATTGACTCGTCAACAAAACCACTATTCATTTTAAACTTTGAATTTCCTTGTACGTTATAAGTTACAATTTGATGAAACCCATCAATTGCTTGTCCTCGGTCTGTCTGAAATTCTTCGCTTGTAACGCTTAAAGATTCTGTTTTTGCCTTAAAAAAAGTAATGAATTGCAAAGCACCTTCCTTATTTTGAAACGCAATATCTAAAGGCGAATATCTACATTCGTCCGTCACTAACAAAGTAGTTACAACATCGTTGTAAACTATCTCGACAACCTCGTCGCCCAATGCTAAAGACAAATCCACCAAAACATTCCTAACTAAGTTAGAGTTGTTTTGCGTTGGCAAAAAAGTAAATGTATCATTTATATTTAATACAGGATATGATTTAACAGTCACGTTTACCGTAATAGATTCACTTATAATAAAAGGAAAATTAAAATATCCGTTACGGAAAACTTTAAATTCTGTGCCTGACATTAATACTTTATTCGTTGGTGGTTGTGCATTTTCTCCATCCAATCCATAACCATATCCCTGCAGCATTAAATTAGTCAATGGCAATTGCGCCACGTCTAAATCTAATTCGTTTGACGTTGTATAGGTGACTGTTGTTTTTACCCATCTTTGATTATTCCCATTTGGTTCAAAGTCGATGTAGTCATTTATCAACTGTGAAATGTCGAGTTTATCCGTTCCTGATGATGTGGCTAAATTAGGCTTTGTCATTGTGTAGCTTGCCGTTGCTGGGGGCGATGCTTTTAATCCGTCCCAAACATAAACACGTAAAGCGTACGCAGTAGAAACAACTGAAGTTAAAGGACTTGTCCAAGGGATATATAAGTAATATGATGATAGTGATTTTATCATAATTTCAATGCTATTTTAATTTGTTTTTCGACTTCCAATCCGTAAGCTGCGTAAATATCATCCGGTAATCTTTTAAATGCTGCCTCAAATGGTTTGGTAAAAAAGTTAGTCGTTTCAATTCCTTTGTGCCAAATACTTCTCATAATTAAAAAAGCGGTCGACTTGTACGAAATAAATTGACCGGTCCTCCTATCTTTAAATTGAATTCGTTTACGTGATACCCAACCATTGATACCATTTGTCAAACCGCCTTTTTTACCTGTTCCTGTACCAAATTTAAAAGGACTGTTAGGAGCTTTTGCGCTACTCGAAACGCCTTTTACTCCCTTGTCAACAAAATCCCAATAATCATTTGCATCCTTAAAATCAAAATTTAATACCGCCCCATCCTTTGTCGGTGTAACTTTGTAATTAATTCCGTTGTAAAGTTTAGACGTGTCCTTTTTTTTCCTTTTTGAAAGATTGCTTTTGGCCTGTTGTTGTACATAAGCACCAAATTTATTTAACTCATCTACTACTGACATAATGACAACTCCGTGTTTGGAACTTCAACCGTAAAAGTTAATCTTGCCCCATCAACTAATTTAGCACCCTCAAACGAACCTAATTCAAATGTAGGATTCTCGCTTGATGTGATGTTGTTTTCTTCAAAATCAGTGTACATTTTTAGCCACATTCTATTAAGTACTCCGATAGCCAAATTGTGGTTGTCCACTTCGTTGTCTTGCCCCCAGAAATCATTCGTGTTAATTTCTTTATTAATATCTCTTTGATTAAAACAAGCCAACTCTATGTTGAATTGTACTGTACTTCCGTTTGTAAATGAACCTGATACAATATTGATATTAACCAAAGGGAACATAACTTCTTTTTTCAAATCAATATCAACTGTTTTCATAACCGAGTTTACAAAACTGTCAGCCTCGGCAAGTTGTTTCAAATATAAATATAGTTGGGTTAATTGGTTCATAACTCTATTGTATTACTGGTTTGTTTCATAATTTTAGCTTTCAATTTTTGTTTGTCAATCTTGTGGCAAAGAAACAAATGCACCTCGTGAACATTCATTTTCAAGACACCGTCAATTTTCCAAATCTTTCCCTTAGCCAATTCCTCAATCGTAGCATACCATCCCCATTTTTCGAAGTAACCGGCTGCGCTACTTCCTTCACTTGTTCCGCTACTATATATTTCGCTGTATAACTCACTAATTCGTTCGCTAAACTCGAAAAAAAAACCAATGCACCATTAACAATTGATAGCGGTGTGTGTTTCATTATGTTTGCATACTGTTCAGTACCTTTATAATTTATGATTTCGTAGTTCCCTAAAGCATCCTTGTTTTTAATTGGTCTAAATAAAACAGCAATAAGCCTGTGCATTTCGTTTATGTCAGTACCGTACTTTGAAATATCTATAAACTCACCTTGTGTCATTTTATCCAAGTTAGGAACAAAACCAAATTCAACATCTTTAATAAAGAAAGTAGGTTTAAATTCAACCGTTTGATTTAAAGCAACATCAATTTGTTCCGTAATTTCTTTATAGTCATGTACACTGATTAAATCAATTCGAGTGCGTTCTAATCCTGTGAAGATTTGAATCTTTCTTTTATTAAAATTATACTCGTCAAGGTCGGTTCGTTCCAATAGTTCATTGTACAATTGGAATTGATGTAAGGTTATGTCTTGTATGGATTCTGGCAAAATTATACGCATACTATTAAACTATTATTTTTGATTATTGTTATTATCGAATGTCGTGGGCAAAACCACCTGTAAGATTATATGATATGTTGTAGCGTGCTGCATCGAGTATGTGATTCCAAGCATCAAGGAACAACTTACTGCCTTTATCGGTATAAACATAGTTGTTTAATTCCTTTCCTATATTTTCGCCTTCCACTATTAATTCATAATCTTGCATTATAGCTATCCCCGCACTTATTGAACCGGCTCCTTTTGTTGTTCCAATAACCCTGCACCCCATTTTTACTAATTCATCAATCAAACGAGGCTCGGCACTATCTGCTACAATTAATCTATTACCACAAATAGTTTTATTTATATGTGCTATTTCCGATGTAGTTAGCTTTGGCTTGTATAAATGTTCTTTTAGATATATTATTTTTTGTTTTTTATCAATTGCGACCTCAACTAGTGTAGTTGGATCAATACTAAATCCGTAATCCTGACCGAAAGAAGTCTGCAAGTTATCAGGATTGAACATTCCATACTTCCAATTAGTAAATACAACTCCCTCGGCTTTATCCAACCATCCACCAAGTATTACGTGTTCGTATTTCTTTGGATTATTTAGTTTTATTTGATTAATCTGATCTAAAAATGATTGAGAAAGGTTTTTGTAATTATCTAAATAACTTGAATGAATGTAGGTAGTATCTTTGTTTACTAATGTACTGCCTTCCTGTACTTCTTTTTGTTCAAAGAAACGTTTGTAAATGAAGTGTTCTTTTGTTGCCGGATTCAAAATAAGTATTACCCTGTTCTGTTTGATGTTGTGGCGTATAGAATAATCAATTTTATCAAAGATTTCCTCATCATTCAACTCTTCTGCTTCGTCTAACACCCAAGTAGTAACCCCGGCGAGTGATTTTAAGTTTGCAGTTTGCGTACCCATAGACGTTTTAATGCCACGAAACAATATTTTAGAACCTGTTTTTGTATTAACTATTTCATCTTTGGTAATATAGAAATCATTGTGTAAACATGCTGTTTCAATCTTATCGATAAACTCAGGTATGATTGAAATGTGAGCAGATGTTAATGTAAAACGGGTAAATAGAATAACGTGTCCAACTTCGTAAGTTAGTAAAACCAAAAAAGAGTTAATACTATAACTCTTTCCTGATCCCCTACCACCTGAAATTATAAAGTAACGGCTATCGCTACCTAATAGATTATATTTACTATTTATCTTTATCAATTTGAAACATTTCTTTTATGTCGAAGTTGTTTAGATTGTGAGTTGTCTCAATAGTTTCTTTTGGTTTTCCGAAAATGTGTTCGGCTATAAACATTTGCCCACGTTCAAAAGAATAAAGAGTTTTTGCAAGTTCTTGTTTCGCCTCTTCATCAGTATCAACACTGTGAACGGATTTAATCATAGACAAAAATACTTCATTAGCTTTTTCAATATCAGCTTTTCTTTTTGCCCCTGCTCCTGCTCTTTTGCCTCCGTGAGTTTTTTCTTCCATCTTGAAATTAATTATGATTATTCATAACTTTCATAAACTTTATCTAATTTATCAATCATTGAAATTAATGGTTTTGGGCTACAACTCGAACACGGAAACCAAATGGGTCTATTAAAAACACTTGCATATAATTCACAAACATAATTAACTTGCTCTCGGCTTATTGTAAGCGTTCGTACTGCTTTAAATTCTTTCCAACTATTATATTCATCTTCTGTCAAACAACGTGCCTTAAATCGATACGGAAACAACTCATTAAGCATTTCTTTTCTCTTTTCACAACCACAATCTTTTCCTTCAACGAATATTTGCAATCCTGTTGCGTGAATAATTTTCTCGATTGTATCGCCTAATCCTCTACTTTTTTTTGGTCTTGACATTACTCTTCAATTAAATTAAATACGTAATTTACAAACTTTTCAATTGTAACGTGAATAATTAAAAACGGTGCTAATATATAAATTATTGCTTTTTCCATAATTATTTATTTTTATTTTTCAAACGTTTATTTTTATATAAATCAATGTCGTTTCCTAAAATTGTTTTTCTTGCTTTATCCAATTCTCTATGTATCAAACCATAATTAATATACTGATACTTTTCTGAAATTTGTCTAACTGATAAATCGTAACTCTCTTTTAACAATCCATTTTGAAGATACGACAATCTTTCACAATCTTTAATAATAGACAATTCGTAATCTGTCGGTTCAAAAGTATTATTATTTTCTGCTAAGTTATAAAAATTATCAATTGAAATATTCTTTTTTGATTTAATGTGATCCAAGAATAAATTTCGAATAGTCCTGATAACATAAAAATCGTTTATTTCTTTTTGGCACTCAAAAAGTTTCAAATACATATCTGACACCAAATCATCTGCCAGCATTTTATCTTTACAAATTATGAATGCTGTCCTTCTCCAGTATTCATCTTTTTTGCAAAGCACGTCTAACATACATTTGATTTTTAAAAACCGCTTCCAACCCTAAAATCAAAAGCGGTAAAAATTATATTAATTATGAAATGTAAAGATACTAATTATTTTCATTATACAAATCATTTGCTTTAATAATTGCTTCGTTAGTTGCTTCGGTGCGTGAATTAAAATAATCTGTTTGCGATAATAAATAATACTTTTTATTTCTAATGTCAGAATACCAATACTGTTTATTCCACAATGGTAATATATAAATCCCCACCGAGTCAAAGAACTCTATTATAAGAGCATTTTGGAATAGTTCTGGTAATTCCATAAATTCATCATAATTGTATTGACATTGGTCTCCAAACGCATCGAGACAGGTTTCTGTTAATTTCATAATTTTATTTGTTTGAATTGTTAAAAATGTATAGTTGTATAATTTTTGTATAGTAACTGTATAGTGAATTTTTTCATAATATGTTATATTTCAATACTTTATGTAAAATTAGTGTATAATTATACACTTTTTGAAAAACCCTCTTTAAAAAGAGTAATATTTATATATTTATATATTTATATTAATATACTGTATAATATGTATAATATTCAATGTTTATAGTACTTACCACGTGAAAAAGTGTATAATAAGTGTATAATAAGTGTATAGTAACTATACACTTTTTGCCCAACTATATAATGTTGCCCTTGTAACATTTAGCATTTCGGCTACTTTGGTATAATTTATCTTATCGCCTCGCTTAAGCATAATGTCAAAAATTTCTTTTGGTGAAGCTTCTTTATTTGTGGTTAAAATAGCTGCAATAGATTTTGTTTCTTTTGCACTTACTTTTACTTTTTGCGCCTGTTTAATGAAATACTTACTTAATTCAAACGCTTTTAAGACAGTTTCTTTTGAAATCAATACAGGAATAACCATTGCTTCAAAATTGTTTATCAAATGTATCAATAATGTAAAACGTGGTATGTATGACTTTTGTTTTGGCAACATAGATTTCATATATTCGTTTTCTTCATCTGAATTCTGCATTATAGAAATTTGATTGTAAATTTTCTCCCATTCATATTTTGCCGAATCATCAAATCTGAATTTATTTGGTATTATTTCCTCGTCTTCGTCTTTCTTAATATCCATAGAAATAGTATTGTAGAAACTTTTTACCCAATCATCATAGTATTGAATCGCGGTTATATCCATTTCATTACTATTGTATAGTTCTATTTTTATTTCTGGGCAACATAATAAAATCCTATCTAAAAATCCATTACTTTTGTTTTCTTCTGTACTGAAACTTTCTAATATTGCCGGCTGCACACCCCCAAGGATAGGAATAAAAGGACGTGGTAAATATGAATTTCCGCTTTTACGGTTCATTGATACGCTTTTTCCAGACCATGTAGTCAACCAAAAAGGCAAATCTGAACCGTTGGAATAACGTGACATATTTTTTACCCATCCATCAAGTTCTTCACGGAACATTCCCATACTATTAGGGTTTTTTCCGTGTATATCCACTAACGCTTCAATGGTAATATCATTCACAATAAACTGTTCTGGTTTAGGTTCGTTTTCTGGATCTCCTTTTGATTCGTCCCAAAGCTTCCATTTTCTTGGGTAACTGGAAATCAATTCAGAATTGATACGCTCAAATGGACGCGTCGCCATTGATATTGATGGAGTTTTTCCAACCCCCGCACTACCAACACAAGCAACCCAAATGTTTGCAAATTCAATCCATCCGTGTTTTACTTCGATGCAACAGGAATTTCCAACTACAGAAGATATTCCCCACAACAAAGAGCATCCAATATAATCAATGTTTGAATCTAAGGTTGAGTTAGCATCCAAAATATAAGATTGAATAGGCTTTGGGAATATCTCGATAGGAAATTCAGATTTTTTTTCCTCGGTAATTAACGCGGTCATTTTATCTTTTAAACTCATATTTTTTCATCATTTAAGTACAAGTCCGCAATATCTAAACCGTCTGCACATTCGGTATTTTCTATAATATCCGATGTAGTAATATTATAACCAAAATTATTCATTTCTAATGCTTTATTAAACCACTCTTTATAACATCCTTTATCTGGGAACGATATAATTTTACGTAATTTGATGCTTTGGAGATATTCAATTTTAAAACCACTTTTAGATCCGGTTGCAAGCCAAAGAAAATCAGGAACAAACATTGACATTATCACGGCTGTTTTTTCACTTTCAACTATTGCAATAGTTTTTGTTTTGTCTTCTTTTGTCAAATGCAAACCGAATAAGCATTGTTTTAAATTATATGGCTGTTTGTGCATCCAATTTATATGCGCTTTTCCTGTATCGTCTTTTACGCGCTTCCCGGTTGATGGGTTATATTCCATAATTTTTCCACTTCTCACGCGTTCCAATTGGTCAATTTGCCAAAATATAGTATTGTTACGAATGGAAGATAGTAGATAATCAAAGCGCGCTTTTCTAATTTGTAAAGTATCAAAACGAGTTTTTAAAAAAGTTATCAGGTTGCAATCTAATTCAAGAAAATGTTTCTCAACTAATTTTAAAGATAAATATTGAGTTTCTTTTTTTATTTCTTCATGTTTAGGAATAAAAACAACGTCATTGCTTTCTGGCTTTTTATGAAATCCACAAGATTGTTCCCGGTCACATCTTCCAAATCCTTGCATTTTATTTCCTGTTTCAGTTTCTAAATATAAAACAAAAGTTTTTTTATTGCAATTAGGACAATTTTCTTTTCCTTTTTTTGCTAATGAATATTTGAATTGTGCCATATTAATTTAAGTAAATTGTGAATAAAAAAGAATCTCTTATAAAGGCATATTCAAATGATTTAAAAATACAAAGTGATATTTTGCCATTTATAAATGAGTCACAAAGTTTGTCGTATTTATTTTGTAGTAGGTTATATTTCATAATTTTGAAATATGAGTAATTTCAGAAACTTTCCACTTATTATCTTTCAACCGCTTGTATAGTGTATTTCGTGAAATTCCTATAATTTTAGCTATTTCCTCATCGGTATTTTTTTGAAGTAATAATTTTACTTTTGTGGTGGTTTTGTTCATAATTGCACAATTTTAAAGATTAAAAAACCACTCGCTTTGAATGGTTTAGTAAATGTAGTTATTCTTTTCCTAATAACCAAGGCAAATGCTTCGAAATATGTTCTTGGAATGATTCTAAATTACGAAATACAAAATAAATACCATTCAAATCTTGCATTCGTCTTTGTATGTTTTGTTGTGCTTCGCTTTGGTGTCCTGATTCTGTTTTACATTCAGCCATTATGCACCGACCTTTTACCCCATGAATTATTAAATCACTTATACCATTTACCATTCCTGTTTTATGTAATAAATCCAAAATACGAGCCTGTTCTTTTACTTGTATTGGAAGTCCGTTTGGCACTGAATGTATTAATAATCGCGGTTCGTGACGCAATAGGCAATAAGTATTATTAAACCACTGGTAACAACTTTGTTGTATTGTTTGTTCTGGAATTTCTTTCATAATATATTTCTAGTTTTGATTTTATTTTATTTACTATCCAAGCTTTTGTGCGCATCGTTCCTGATTGCAATTCGCTATTTTGAATTATTGCATACGGTGACTTTATAATATTTCGTATTGACATTTCGAATTTACCGTTATGAACTGTATTTATAAATGTTCCCTCGGTTACATTGTGATAATAAAACAAATCTAAAATTTGAGATTGCAACACGGCCCATGCAAAATTTTTATCTTTTCCTAATCGAAGGCAATAAGTTACTATTTTGTTTCCATCTGGCAAAGGTACTGAATCTATTAATTTCGCAACCTCACCAGATACCAACATCAAACGTTCTTTTTCTTTTTCAGTATATCCACACTCTGGACATTCAAATAAGTTTTTTGCGTGAATATATCCACATTCACTACATTGCTTTACATTTTCTAAAGCTTCTTTTTTCGGTTTTGGTTTTGCATCGGTTCCGTAAAATATCGGCTTCCAATCTATCTCATCGCTCCACTTTCCAAAAGCTTCTACATTGCCTCCACCATCAATTAATGTGAAATATGGTTTGTATATTGAATCGAAAGGACGCCCTCCACGGCCAACACATTGCAGAAACAAAGCGCGTGATAATGTAGCACGGTTCATAATAACGCATTCAACACTTGGTTCGTCAAATCCAGTCGTAAACACTGAAACGTTGCATAAGATTGCGTTTGGCGTTTCTTTGAACCATTGCAGTACTTTTTTTCTGTTTTCTGAATCGTTCACGCTGTCAAAAATCTTGACATTGTTAATACCCGCATCCAAAAAAGTCTCATAAACCATTAGGTTAATTTTTGCACTTGAATTAAAAATAATAGTTTTTTTATCGAAGGCAATTTCTTTGTAGTTTTTCACAACATCAAAAATACCTTTTTCTATTTGCTCATCTTGGTTGTCGAAATCGCCTGTTTTTGCGTCAACTTTCAAAGAACTACGATCTAAATTTCCAGTCGTATAAACTAATTCTTTTACAAGTTTTCCATCATTAATCAAATCAGTAATTCCACGGCCTATAATAATATCCTCATAAATTTCAGATAAAGTAAATGCACGTGTATATTCGAACGTTTCAATATTGCAACATTCTACGATGGTTTCGTGAATTTTTCCACAACGTGCACATTTGGTAAAATTTACTTTCTTTAAAACGGTTGGTGTTGCAGTTACTCCCAAAATTTTAGCATCTGGATAATAATCAAAAATTTCTTTATGCATCAATAAATGCGCTTCATCAACTATAATTAAACCAACATCTTTAACAAAATTAGAATCTTTTTGCAAACGTTTTTTTAATGTCTGTATCATTGCTACGTATGTTTGTGAAAGGTGGTTGAGGCTCTTTTTGGACGCTACAACCGTTTCAACCGTTACTCCAATGGTGCGTAAAGTAGCGGCTGTTTGAGTTATTAATTCTTCACGGTGCGCAACTATCAAAACTTTTTTACCAGTCTTTTTAATGAATTGTTTTGATAAAAAAGAAAATACGGCCGTTTTCCCACCTCCGGTTGCTAGCGTGAAACATACGCGGTTTTGAGTTTCAAGGTGTTGCAATATTTCGGCTATGGATTTTTCTTGATGTGGGTATGGTTTCATAACAATATCTTATTAAAAAAACTCATTCCTTTTTCTTTAACGATTTCTTTATTATCATAAAACCGTTTAGCAAAATCACTAAACAAAACCAATTCCGATATATCCATTTTTCCAATGGTTTCAGCTAATTCAGCAGTTTTTTGACAAATGTTTATAGACATTTCTGGATCTATTTTATAGATTTCGAAATACTGTTTTGAATATTCTTTTTCAGAAATAGCGCGTAATTTGTTTGCAGCTTGTTTCAATTCTCTTTTTATTGGGTATTGGTCTATAAATTCACATAGTACTTGTAGTTGTATTGTGAGTTCTAGGCCGTTTTTTAGTGGGTTTTTCATTTTATATAATGTTTAGGGTATGGCATTTCTTTAAGTAAACATTTCTTTTTCCATTTTTGATTGAGGAATTTAATATAACGAAATTGTCTTAAACTTTCTTTTTGTAATTCATCTTTCCTAGCTCTAATTTTTTGATATAAAGGCCGAGTATCTGCGTGGTGTGTTAATGCTATTTTATGTACATATTCTCCATCTAAAGTATAAAAATCAGAAGTATGCTCTCCGTAGAAACTAAAAGAACACGCCTGATAAACTATTCCAAAACCTCCGCATCTTTCATCAGCAAATGATTGAATCCATTTTATTTTAGGGAACTTTCTTTTTATGTATTTAATTGAATAGGAAATAGCTTGGCTTTCGGGATATTTAATTTCTATTTCGTCACTTAACCACATTCTATTTAATTCCAAATGCTCGTAAATTCCTGTGTCCGAAACCATATTTGACGCCGCTGCTGGGTTCATCATAAATCCATATTGCAAACTACCTAATAATTGTCCTTTTTCAAAAACGCCTAAATAGATATAAGTAGTTGCAAATCCCGCTACTTTATGACTATAGTGATTTTGAATAATCATTTTATTACTTATTTTTTTAGGTATTTCCTTAATGTAAAATTCATCATTTCCAAAACCTAAACATTCCGGTTCTCCGTAGAGGCTAATTTGGTCGCTTATTATATATTTATTTGTCATAACTACTATGTTCTTTTGTTAATTCTTTCAATACTTCCATAACCACACAAACATCCTTTACTTTCTTAAATTGTGCTGCAAATATACCCGCATCTTTTAAATAAGTGTTTGTTGATGTACACTTCAATTGTTCGTGACCCAACGCACTAAATTTAACATAATAAATTGTTTGCGGTTTTATTTGTAATCCTGTTTTTTTTAGGGTCATAATTGATTCATTTTTGACTCATAAATATAATACGTTTCAATCGTTTTCATTGGATAATATTTAGTAAATGATTTTTCTTTTTGTGAAGTTTCAAATAACTTTATTATCAATCTAAACGAATTTTCATTGTAGTAGTTTAATCCTTTTTTTGTGCTTTCTGGACTTAATTTTAATGTCCTTATTTTGTCGTAAACGGTAACAGAACTAAGTCCAGTAATGGCAGCAATTTGTTTAACCGTGTATGTGTTTGTTGATTTCATAACTTCACTCCAATTTTAACAAATCCACTATTACGCATTTCGCTAGGTTCATTATAAAATTCAAAGTCACCTCTTTTATCGCGTGTCATTCTAACGCCTAAAACTAACGAACCAATAACATAATCGATTC